CCAGGAGATTAGCTAACCAAGCCATCTCCAAGCCCACATTGTACGGATTGAGTGGGCGTCAACGTACTCGCCCGGACCGAGTTTAGATTCAAAAGATCGAATCTCATTCTCGTATCCGGCAGTCTCAACTGAGGCACCGCGGGTCAGCTCTTTCTTTAAGAGCTCGGACCACCCTGCTTCACGTCTGATTAACTTAGACGCAGAGACCTGGGGTACCCGATATTCTCTTCTTTGCAACGTTGAATTCCAACGAGCTTGGAAGAAAACATCGTTCATGGCGCTCGTCCCTACTTGTAACGTCCCTGGTAAGGGGACAGAGGTTCGCGGAAATGGAAGGCCACGCTCATTCTCGATAAGAGAAATGATTTGATGGACACTTTCATAACCAAACTTCACAACAAGATTCGTCGCGAAGTCAGCGTCAGTGTTAAGACTGGCAGGACCTGAGCCGATGAATTTCCGAAGTCGGATTGGCGTCACTTCTACACCTTTATAGAAGTCTCCGCCACACGATTCCCGGAAGGGACCATCGACATAGCTCTTGGACCTATTTACCAATAGGTTTTGGGATTCAAGAGCTCTCATAACCGTAGCGGCATATTTGCTGTCTACGATAATGTCGTCGCCGTACACGTAGACTACGGGATTGCGAACTCCGTGGTCTACTTTAATGGCTGCCGTAGCCAAGGCCCAAAAAGTGAGGGCCTCAACTGGGAAGCAGCAAGCGCTGCCCATAGGGGCGAACTTGCGTAGCTTCACGATCTGGCCTGAGGGTAACTCGGTCTCTTCAGACCGACAAGCTTCGAGCGCCTCAACCCAATTGCTCGGGAAAATACTCCGAACAAGGGCAAGAGAAACTCGATCGCTAGCCTCAGATAAATCTAAAGTTGCAAGTGCATTATTTATACTCGATGCACAAGCTAACCCACGATTTATAGTCTGATCGGTGAAATTAATCATCGATCTCGTCAGTTCGTGTGATTCTAGAGTCTCGAAGAGGAGTTGCATTAAACCTTG